GCAGGTGATCTATGCCGTTTGAAACCCCTTCGCTGCCGGTGCTGATCAAACGCACCCAAAGCGACCTGGCCGGCGATTCGCTGCGCCAGTCCGATGCGCAAGTGCTGGCCCGCACCCTCGGCGGCGCCGCGTTTGGTCTGTACGGTTATCTCGATTGGATTGCCGAACAGATCCTCCCCGACAAAGCCGATGAGTCGACCCTGGAACGCATCGCCGCGTTGCGTCTGAACCAGCCGCGCAAACCCGCGCAGGTGGCCACGGGCAGTGTCAGTTTCAGCGCTACGGCCGGTGCGATTCTGGACGTCGATACGTTGCTGCAAACCAACGATGGCCGTACTTACAAAGTCACCACTGCGCGGGTCACGGCCAACGGTGTCAACAGCACCACCATCGCCGCGCTCGATGCCGGCAGCCTCGGTAATGCCGATGCGGGCCTCGTGTTGACGCCGGTGCAGCCGGTTGCCGGCATTGTCGGTAGTAGTTTTGTGGTGCAGGCGCCGGGACTCAGCGGTGGTGTCGCGCGGGAGAGTCTGGAGTCGCTGCGTTCGCGAGTGATCCGTTCCTATCGCGTGATCCCTCACGGTGGCTCGGCCAGTGATTATGAAACATGGGCGCTGGAGGTGCCTGGCGTGACGCGGGCGTGGTGTCGTGGCGGTTTGCTCGGGCCGGGCACGGTGACGGTATTCATCATGCGCGACGAAGATCCGCAACCCGTGCCTAACGATGAGCAATTGGCCGAGGTTCAGGGTTACATCGAGCCGCTGCGCCCGGTCACCGCCGAAGTGCATGTGCAAAGCCCGGTTCAGGTGCCAGTGGTTTATCGATTCAAAAGCGTCAACCCGGACACCACTGCCGTTCGTGCGGCCATCGAAGCGCAGTTGCGCGACTTGCACAACCGTGAGGCCGATCTCGGCGTGTCGTTGCTGATCAGCCACATCCGCGAAGCGATCAGCAGCGCCGGTGGCGAGTTCGATCACGTACTGACTGCACCGGCCACCGATGTCGGTGCTGGTAAAAGCGAGCTGCTCACTTTCGGAGGTTGCGTATGGGGGGTATAAGAACCGCCGCGCAATATCAGGCGCAGCTTCGTGCGCTGCTGCCCAGCGGCCCGGCGTGGGATCCGGAGCGCGTGCCGGAACTTGATGAAGTCCTGCAAAGCGTCGCGGTCGAACTGGCACGTCTCGATGCTCGCGCCGCCGACCTGCTTAACGAGATGGACCCGGCCGGCGTCAGCGAACTGGTGCCGGACTGGGAACAGGTGATGAACCTGCCCGACCCCTGCCTCGGTGCCGAACCGTTGTTCGACGATCGTCGCCTCGCCGTACGCCGCCGCTTGCTCGCGGTCGGCAGCCAGGCCGTCGGTTACTACCTGGAAATCGCCAAAAGCCAGGGCTACCCCAACGCCACCATCACCGAACACGAAGCACCCCGCATGGGCCGTGCGCGTTTTGGTTCAGCGCGCTGGGGCACGTGGGAGGCGCAATTCATGTGGACGCTTAACACCGGCGGGCGCTTGCTGCTCGGTCGGCGTTTCGGCGCGAGTTACTGGGGTGAGCGCTTCGGCGTTAATCCAGGCTCGGCGCTGGAGTGTTTGATTCATCGCAGCGCGCCGGCGCATACCACGGTGCATATCAATTATGACTAGGGAGGAATGACGGGATGGATTATCCGAAAAGTGTCGCCAGCGCAGGTTTGGTGGATGGGAAATTTGTCGATGAAAATCCGCTGATGGGCACGCCGGGATCGTTGATTCCGGCGGCCTGGGGTAACGGTGTCACGCAGGAAATCATCAGCGTGATCGAGGCTGGTGGTTTGACGCCTGACGAGAAGAAATACGATCAATTGTTGAAGGCGATTCAGAGCGTTTCGGCCAAAGGCTGGAGTCTGGATTCGGCTTTGCCGATTGTGTCGTTGCCGCTGCCTACCGTGGCGAATACCGAGGGCCGGTTGAATGTTGTGGCCAGCGCTGCTGCCACCAGTGGAGGCAAAGTTTCTGTGCCCCCCGGAGTGCCCGTCAGCCTGGCTCAGGAAGTGATCGCAGGTCAGTTGGCCCGTTCGCGCACGTTCACCACCGCAGCCTGGGTCAGCGCTGATCTGTTACCCAATACCGCGTATTTTTTGCGAGCTCAGGTGGTCGCCGGCGCATTGTTTTTCTATGTACAGCGTGGTCTGCCGACTGACGTTGCACCTGCCTCACTCAAAGGAACCGCCGAAGCGGTTGGTGGCGGCGGTTTTGCGTCCACCAGCCTGGACATGTGCGTGGCCTGGATACTCACTGGCGCCGTGGGAACCCTGCCGTCAGTACTAGCAATCTATAACCGCTCGCGCCTCACTTGGAGCCAGACAGTTAATGGCACCGGGGTGATTTATCTGCCACTGGATGCGCATGCGCGTTCTGCGCGGCTTATTGCCAGCAACCCGACGCCTTCGACTACTTTAGTGACTAACGCAGCGTTTGCCCAAGGAGATTGGGTGGGAGCCAGCTTCACCTTCCTGAGTCCCGGAATTCAAGCGATTGGTGGAAATCCGGCGGGGTGGGCGGACAAATCGTCAAGCGTGATTTTCACCAACAATCAGATAGGTGATGTCACCGTGTCGTCGTTGACGGCCAGTTTCGATCATTCGCAATTTCGCTCGCTGTGGCAGACCTTTCAGGCTCAGCACCAGCTTGGTTCCAGCAGTGCCGATAAGGACGAATTGCTACACGGTATCGGAATAAAAGGTCACCCGATCGCGGATTACACCACCGGTATCGCCTTGAACTTCGTCAATGCCGTCAACGTTCATTTCGTGTGGGAGTTGATCCGATGAGGGTTATCCAGGAACTTCATCAATTTGGTAACGAACTGCGTTCGCCACAACCGTCGCCTGATCACACGTGGGACGGTCAGCAATGGATACAGGATCCTTTGTTAATGGCTGCGCTGGAGCAAAAGGAGTCGGAGCGCCTTTGCACCAAAGTCGACACCGCCGCCGACAACGCCCGAACCGCACTGGCCGGCGATCCCCTCAAAGCCATGGAGTACGCCCAGGCCGCCGCAGACGCTCAGGCTTATCTAGACGCGGGTTACCCGAAAAAAGAAGTGCCGCTGTCCGTTGCTGCGTGGGTGGTCAAAGGTCGAACGGCCAAACAGGCCGCCGATCAAATCCTCAGCAAGGCTGATCAGTTGACGGATCATTTGCTGACGCTGCGCACCTTGCGCCTCAAGGCCAAAGCGCAAATTCGTGCGCAGGCTGCCAAGGGCAAAATGGACTTGGCGCGGGGTGCTGCTGATGAGGCATTGCTCGCCATTCGCGAACTGCTCGGTGGTCTCTCCGGCTAATCAATACCTTCCTTCTTGAACACCCCAAGCCCACTTCACCGTGGGCTTTTTATTTTCAGAAAAAAGCCGTGGGCACTAAGGCAGCGCCTTGATCGTCGGTGCGGTTCATTTGTTATGACAGAGGAAAAGACAACCTATGGATTATCCAATAACTGTCCCCAGTGTCGGCCTGGTCAACGGCCGTTTCGCCGATGAAGACCCGGAGGCAGGCAAACCGGGTTCATTGATCCCGGCGGCGTGGGGCAACAGCGTTACTCAAGAAATTCTGAATGTGATCAATGCGGCCGGGATGGCCGCGTCCGAGACGGACACCCGGCAACTGCTCAAAGCCATTCAATCGATTGTCGGCAATGCCAACCCGATGCGATCGGTGATCACCCGGCTAGCCGCTTCAAAGACGTTGACCGAGCAGGAACTTGGTCTCGTGTTGATTGATGCCAGTCCGGCGCCGGTCACTGTTGTGTTGCCAGCGGCCGATGGTCCATTGGGTGTGCGCGATGTGATAGTTCGTCGTGTGGACAACAGCGGCAGTCGACTCGTCGTTCAAGCGGCCGGCAGCGACCGGATTCGTTTTCACACGCACCTTTCGGCCAGTGGCTATCCATTTTTAGTGTTGATGGGTGGTGGTGACTGGTGGCATTTGCGCAGCGATGGCGCGGGGAGTTGGTGGCCGGTTGGGCGCTTCGATAACACGCCGTTGGGACGACCGTTTTTCGAGACGACAGTCTTGCTGAGCCCCGGAGGTTACGGTGCGCTCAACGGCGCCGTCATGAAGCGTGTCGAGTGGCCGTGGCTTTGGGATCACGCGCAGCAATCGGGAATGCTCGGCACCGAGGCTGCTCGCGTCGGCAACGAAGGTAAGTGGACGTCGGGCGATGGCGCAGCAACCTTTCGTGGGCCAGAGGGGAGGGGTGAGTTTTTGCGAGTGCTGGACGAAGGCCGGGGCGTGGACATAGATCGCCAAACAGGTACCTCTCAATCAGGCTCGATTCATTCCTACGCCCAAGGTGCAAATGGCGGAGGTGCTGTGGGTGCCTACTGGTCGGATAGCTTGACCGGATTTGGTGCTGAAACCCGCGAAGAAGCCGAATTCGTTTCAGGATTACTCAATGGTGGTCCTGTTTATCCGGTCGGCACCAATTATCAGCGAGATACGGCCAGCACTGTGCTTTACACCTTCAAATCCCGCCCGCGCAACATCGCCTATCCCGGTCGAATCAAACTCATCTGAGGCTCCCCATGTTCAATTATCTGTTTGACGGCTCGGGCGCATTGTCCGGGCCTGTCGAGTTTTTCGTCACGCCCGGCATCGGCGTTCAGCTTCCTGCCAACGCCGTGCAACTGACCTTTGAATTGCCTGAACCGGAAACCGGCCGCACTTGGGCGCTGATCAACGGCGTGCCGCGGGAAGTCATCGACCGTCGGGGCCCGGTTTACCGCAAGGACGGCGGCGCGCAGCAACTCTGGAACGAGTTGGGCGAGTTGCCTGACACCTTCACCACACAGCCCTGGCCCGGTGATTTCCATATCTGGGGTGATAACGCCTGGCAACTTGATGAGCAGGCGCAACTGGCCGGTGCCAGACAGCAGACTCTGCAAGCGCGCGATGCATTGCTTCGTGAGGCTGTTCTGCGAATTGCCCCGCTGCAATACGCCGAAGATATCGGTGACGCCAGCCATGAAGAGCAACTGCAATTGCTCGAATGGAAGCTCTACAGCGTGGAGTTGAACCGCATCGAGAAACAGCCAGGTTTCCCTGCGCAAATCACTTGGCCAATCGTGCCAGGCACGATCGCGAACACCTGAAACATCGCAAAGGAGAAATGCAATGGATTATCCAATCAGCGTTCCCAGTGCTGGCTTGGTCAATGGCAAATTTGTCGATGAGGATCCGCTTGCCGGATCTCCCGGGTCCTTGATTCCGGCGAGTTGGGGCAATGGTGTGACCCAGGAAATTCTCGGGGTTGTACAGGCCGCCGGAATGACGCCTAGCGAAACTTCAAACACGCAATTGTTAACTGCACTTCGAAGTGCGCAGCTGTATCAGACCCGGGCGCCATTTGATGTCAGTCGCTCGGTGGCTACAACCGAGTTTGTGCAGCGTTCGCTGGGCAACTACGCCGGGGCACGCAGCGTCACTGCCGCGACACAACTGACCGTTGCGGATGTGGGATGGACGATCGGTATAGGTGGAAACTCGCCTTATACGGTGAGCTTGCCCGATATCAAGACTGTGCCCAATGGTGGGACATTTTCGTTGCATTGCCGGAGTAACGCGGTCGTCACCATTGCATGCACGGGCACTGCGCAAATAACCCCGCAAGGTGCTTATCTGACCTCGATCGTCATGAACAGTGGCGAGAGTGCGACCATTGTTAATGAGAGCGGTATTTGGGCTGTTCATGGGACGGCGAGTCTGAAGTACGCCGCGCTTCTGTCCGGTTTGAACGGTAACCCCGGGTATCAGAAACACGCCAGCGGCAATATCGATCAGTGGGGAACGGTTATGACGGATGCCAACGGTGAGGCTCTTGTGACCTTTCCGATTTCGTTTCCCAACGCCTATTCCTCATGCGTGGCTACTCACGTCGGCACTGGCGGAGCGATGGTTATCGTCTTGGGAGGAACAGAGCAAAAACAAAGTATTCGCTTGAAAATGCGAGATGCAGTTAACGGGGTATCGCCAGGCTGGCGTATTAATTACTTCGCAAAGGGTTATTAAATGAACGCCTACAATGTTTTGTTCAGCGCCAGCACACTAGGTGTTTATGTACCGGGTATCAACTCGGCCGACATTCCTGAAGACGTGATTGAAATCCCACAGGCGTACTGGATCTCACTGCTACAGCATATGGCAGTGACGCCGAAGACGGTTGGTGTCAGTTCAGCTAACGGTTATCCGATACTGGTTGATCCACCAACACCTTCGGCGGATCAGGCAGCCGAAACTGAACGTCACTGGCGCACTGCACAACTGGCTGCCACTGACGGTCTGGTAGCGCGCGATCGTGATGAACTCGAAGACGGTGGCGGTACCACCCTGACCACCGATCAATACACCGAACTGCAAACCTACCGGCGTGCACTACGCGACTGGCCGCAGGGCTCTTTCTTTCCCTTTAGCGAGCATCGGCCAGTCGCGCCGCGCTGGTTAGCGACTGCGCTTTAAGTCAGCAAGGATGTTGAAATGGATTATCCAAAAAACGTTCCCGGTTCAGGCCTGGAGAACGGTAAGTTTGTCGATGAAGATGCCATCGCAGGTACACCCGGTTCACTGATTCCGGCCAGTTGGGGTAACAGCGTTACTCAAGAGATTCTCAACGCCATCAAGGCTGCCGGATTGACTCCCGATGAGGAGCAGACCAATCAACTGGCGCTGGCAATCAAAGAGTTGTCGAAACCGGATCCGCTGCAACAGTTTCCGGTTCAGGTGTATCGCAGGAATCTGTTGATCAATGGCGGGTTTGATATATGGCAGCGGGGCGCTTCCAATCAGGCGCCGAATAGTGGCGGATATGTCGCGGATCGTTTTCGCTGCGACTGGAACGGCAACGCGGGCGTCAGTATCACCCGTCAGAGTTTCTCCCTTGGGCAAACGGAAGTGCCTGGCGAACCCGCCTGTTTCCTTCGCTGGCAGCAAATCACCGCGGGGGTGGGCGCTACCACTCACAGGATTTCTCAGAACATTGAATCGGTCAGAACCCTGGCCGGCAAAACCGCGACCCTGACGTTCTGGGCCCGATCGGATGCGGCGCGGCCATTGAAAGTGGCTGTCGCTCAACAGTTTGGTGCCGCAGGTTCAGAAGCGGTTGTGAAGGTGGTGGATGTTTTTCAACTGAACACGGCGTGGACTCGATACACCGCGACGTTTCAGGTACCTGCCATCGCCGGAAAAATGAAGGGGGTCAACGACTGCTTGACGCTGTCGTTTGATTTACCGTTGAACGTTATGCAAACAGTCGATCTGACCTTGATTCAACTGGAGGAGGGCCCGGTTTCCACTCCCTTTGAGCAGCGATCTGTGGTTGACGAGTTGATGCTTTGTCAGCGTTATTTCGAAAAGTCTTTTGCGAGCGGACTTCCCGTCAAAGCGAATAACGGAACCAACACGTGTATTTCGACGTTCACCCAAGTTCCGGCGGGCAACACTGGCCAATACGGTATGACGATCGGCTTTCTGGTGCAGAAAAGAGTTCAGCCGACCGTCACTACTTATTGCCCGGCCGACACCAGCAATCAGGTCTGGAATCAGACGATGATGAAGGCTTGCACCGGCACCACACTGCAAGGTGTTACGGATCGCAGTATCTCGTTTGCCACAGTCACACCCGTTAACAGTGCGCCAGGCCAGACCTTGCAACTGGAATGGACAGCAGACGCTGAAATATAGGGGTTGAAACTCATGACTTATCAACTGACCGCAAGCGGTGTGTTGCGCATGGAGGATTCGGCGTTTATTCCGCAAGATCCCGACAATCGTGATTGGCTCGCGTATCAGCAATGGCTGTTATCGGGCGGCGAGGTGCTGCCAGTCGGCGAAACAGTCGAGGACGCGGTGCCGGGGAGCACTCTGAAAACTCTCGCAAAAAAATGGCTGACAGGTATTTCCCGTCAGTCGTGATATCAGTCAAAGGATATCCAGGGAGAATCAAGCATTATGCAAATAACCGAAAACAACTTAACTAACATCATGCCCAACGCCCGCACCCAAGCGGGCGTTTTTGTTTCTGCACTCAACACCGCAATGGCTCGCCGGCGCATCGACACACCCAAACGCATCGCCGCGTTTCTTGCGCAAGTCGGTCACGAATCCGGGCAATTGCAGTACGTACGCGAACTGGGCAACAACCAATACCTGAGCAAATACGACACCGGCACCCTGGCCTTGCGCTTGGGCAACACGCCCGAAGCTGACGGCGACGGGCAAAAATACCGCGGGCGCGGGCTCATCCAGATCACCGGGCGCAGCAACTATCGCCAGTGCAGCCTTGGCCTGTTTGGCGATGAGCGTCTGCTGTCGCTGCCAGAACTGCTCGAACAACCGCAATGGGCGGCTGAATCCGCCGCTTGGTTCTGGGAGCAGAACGGCCTCAACGAACTGGCTGATCGCGACCAGTTCAACACCATCACCCGGCGAATAAACGGCGGGTTGAACGGCTTGCAGGATCGCCTGGAAATCTGGGCGCGGGCGAGGGCGGTGCTATGCCAATCCCCTGGCGAATGATTGGCTTACTCTTATTGGCCGTCGGCGCTTTTGTGGCGGCCTGGCAGTTTCAGGACTGGCGCTACGGCCGCCAACTCGCCGAGCAATCGCGTTTAAACACCGAAAAGTTGAATCAACAAAATCTCGCCGCCGCCTCGGCGCAACAGGCCGAGCAGGATAAACGCCTGGCGCTCGAGCAACGGCTCGCGACCAGTGAACAAACTCACTATCGAGCACTGAGCGATGCCCAACGTGATCAGGATCGCCTGCGCGATCGCCTTGCCACTGCTGATGTGCGCCTGTCAGTCCTCCTCGACGCAGGCGATGTTGTCCACGGCTGCAACGTGCCAGCCACCGCCGGCCCCGGCGGCGTGGATCATGCAGCCGTTCGCGCCCGACTTGACCCGGCGCATGCTCAACGAATTATCGCCATCACCGACACCGGCGACCGCGGACTGATTGCCTTGCAGGCGTGTCAGGCCTATGTCAGAGCGCTCGCGCCCGAACATTTTGAATGACTCTGTGTCTTGAAAGCGCAAACGGCTCGTGTACGGTGGAGGCATTCCACACGATCCGGAGTGCGCCGTGAAAGAGATCACCCAATTGGCTGCTGAACTGGGCCGACGCCTGCAAGTGCTCAATGCCCATGTCACCACTGCCGAGTCGTGTACCGGTGGCGGCATCGCCGAAGCGATCACGCGGATTCCCGGCAGCTCGGCCTGGTTTGAAGCGGGTTACGTGACCTACTCCAACCGGCAGAAAACCCAGCAACTGAATGTGCCCACCGGGTTGTTCGAGACGGTAGGCGCGGTCAGTGCCGAGGTGGTTGAGGCGATGGTGCGTGGCGCGCAGGACAAAAGTCTGGCGCGATTTGCCGTGGCGGTCAGCGGTGTGGCGGGGCCGGACGGTGGTTCACCAAACAAACCGGTCGGCACCGTGTGGCTGGCCTGGGGGGTTGGCGAAACGGTGACCAGTGAGGTTCAACACTTCCCCGGTAACCGCGATGAAGTCCGCCGACAAACGGTGAAGGCCGCGCTAGAGGGGCTCCTGCGACTAGCGGCACGAGAAATCGAAAATCAGGGGTAGGCGATCCGCGAACGCTGTGGAATAATACTGGCTACTTATACAGGT